CACTAGACTGGATCTCGATGCTGAGCTCAGGCAAATCATGGGCGATAAAGGTGCTGTTTATTTCCAGCCGCCAGAGAGTATTCGGATGACCTATCCGTGCATTCGCTATTCTCTGTACGACATCCAAAACGGACATGGAGATAATCTTCCTTACTTGCAGAACCCGGCGTATCAACTGATTCTCATCGATCCAAATCCGGACAACGAATACGTAGCCAAGATAGCCGCACTACCTTATTGTAGTATGGATCGCTACTATGCGGCGGAAAACCTAAACCACTACGTGTTCACAATCTACATTTAGGAGGTTATTAATGGCCGCTATCACTTGGGATGGCACTGGCGAGCGTCTGTACGAGACTGGCGTCGATCACGGTGTCCTCTATGTTTACAACTCTGGTACTTCTAAGTACGACACCGCTGCTGCTTGGAATGGCCTGACCGCTGTTACCGAGTCCCCGTCGGGTGCTGAGCCTACCGCTCTGTGGGCCGATAACATCAAGTACGCTAACATGACTTCTGCCGAGGAGTTCGGTGGCACCATCGAGGCTTATACCTATCCTGACGAGTTCATGGCGTGCGACGGTTCGGCCGAGCTTGCCGATGGCGTTTACGTTGGCCAGCAGGAGCGTAAGACCTTCGGTCTTTCTTATCGTACTGTGGTCGGCAACGATACCGAGGGCAACTCTCACGGCTATAAGCTGCACCTGCTCTATGGTTGCCTCGCTTCTCCGTCCGAGAAGGGCTACACCACGATTTCTGACTCCCCTGAGGCGATTACGTTCTCCTGGGAGTTCACGACTACGGCTGTCAACGTTACCGGTATGAAGGCCACCGCGTGCCTCACCATCGATTCTACTAAGTGTAATCCCGAGGGTCTCCAGGCTCTTGAGGATGCGCTCTATGGTACCGGTGATGATGGTACTCCGTATCTGCCGATGCCCGACGAGGTCAAGACTCTCGTTGGTACCGGTGTTGGTGCTTAATCTTAGTTAGTTGGAGAGGGGTATTCAGTTCGGCTGGCCCCTCTCTTCCGTCAAAATGGTTACTAGAAGGGAACGAACATGCTGAAGAAGACCATTACCTATACCGATTTCAACGGTCAGACTCGCACCGAGGATTTTTACTTTAACCTTTCCAAGTCCGAGATCATCCTTCTCGAGACCACGACTCCGGGCGGTTACACCGCCATGCTTCAGCGTATTGTCGATTCGAAGGACAATATTGAGCTGATGAAGGCCTTCACCGATCTCATCAAGCGGAGTTACGGTGTTAAGTCTGAGGATGGTAAGCGTTTCGTTAAGAGCGAGCAGGCGCTTGAGGATTTTGTTAATTCTGCCGCCTTTGATGAGATGTTTACCGAGTTCTTCACGAGTGATACTGCTGCGGCAGATTTCGCAAAGGGTATTCTTCCCAAGGATGCTCTGAAGGGTCTCCCGCAGGATCATAAGGATAGCCTTACTATGGCCTAAAATGAGCATATTTAGGAGGGATCGCGTGTGCTTACGATACAGATCCCTGGCGAGGAACTGTTTAACGAAGAAACAAACGAATTCTACAATACGAGCTCTGTAACGCTGCAAATGGAGCATTCCCTCATTTCCATATCTAAGTGGGAATCGAAGTGGCATAAAGCATTCCTCACAAACAAGAAGCGAACTCCGGAAGAGACACTCGATTACTTTCGCTGCATGACGATCAACAAGGTTGACCCTGAAGTGTTCGATCGTTTAAGCGTCGAGAACATCGACGAGATTACCACCTATATAAACGAACCCATGACGGCTGTTTATATGGGGAACTTTAAGGGCGATTCTGGTGGTGGAAAAGCTTCTCGTGATGTCACAACATCTGAGGTTTTATACTACTACATGATTAGCTTGGGAATTCCATTTGAATGCGAGAAATGGCATCTTAATCGTCTTCTTGCTTTAATCCATGTGTGCGAAGTCAAGAATTCCGGCGGTTCTCAGAAGATGTCGAGGGCTCAGCTTAATCGTAGAAACGCCTCGCTCAACGCCGCGAGAAGAAAAGCTCACGGAACGAAAGGTTAAGGAGGT